CTACCCGAATCAAGGTTAGAACGCTCTAAGAGAAAACACAGACATGAACACAGACTTAATCCTTAACGGCCAGGCGCAAGGTCCGGTGGCAACGGCGTTGCTCAACAACAACTTTGACATCGGCGCTTTGCGACCTTGGATTGGTAGTGATGGGCGGAGTTACACCACCCGGGTGCACAATGGTAAGCTGCAAGCGGTTCCGTCTTTGGTCCAAAACGCCACCCTCCGCAAGGAGGAATGGAAGATTTTGGATGAGGCGATCATCTCAGCTGCCAAGCAACGGTTGCGGGTGGTTGCGGATCTACGTTCCGCTGGCCTTGTTTTCAACGTTCCCAACGGAATGAGCAAAACGGTGCTGGAGACGGAACGGGTTTCCGACATCTCCGAGGCTTCCATCAGTATGGACCCGGCAATCGAGGACCAGGCGGACCGTCCCGAGTACGACTTGCAAGGGTTGCCCTTGCCGGTCGTGCACAAGGGATTCTGGTTTAGCGCCCGGCAAATTGCTGCCTCTCGCAACATCGGTGCCAGTATCGACACGACCGCGGCGGAACTCGCAGCGCGCCGTGTTAGCGAAGAGATCGAGAAACTGACTCTCGGTACTGGTAGTTCCTTTACGTACGGTGGTGGGACGGTTTATGGATTGACCAACTTCCCGAACCGCATCACCAAGACGCTGACCAACCCGACAAACAGCGGTTGGACTCCAGCGGTAACCGTGCGGGAGGTGCTGGAGATGCGCCAAGCGAGTGAGAACGCGGCCCATTACGGTCCGTGGATGCTCTACAACTCCCCGGCTTGGGACCAGTACTTTGACGACGACTACTCCTCGGCCAAGGGCGACAATACCCTGCGTCAGCGGTTGCAGGCTATCAGTGGCATCCGTGGAGTCCAGACCGCCGACTACCTTGGTAGCGGGTTCAAACTGCTGCTGGTGCAGATGACTAGCGACGTGATCCGCATGGTCATCGGTATGGACGTGACCACGGTGCAGTGGGAGACGATGGGTGGCATGCGGTTGCACTTCAAGGTCATGGCCATCATGGTCCCGCAACTGAGAGCCGACTATAACTCCAACACCGGTATCGTTCACGGTACTGCGCCATAACGCTATGGCAGCACGACGGTTTAAGGTAAGAGTCGGGCTGTTTTACGACAAGGATCGTTGCTACAAGCAGGGGGAGGAGCTGGTCTCCAGTCATGACCTGGTGGCTCTCTTTCCAGAGAAGTTTGACCTGGTCACGAGACCGGAACCAGTCGATCCCCCACAGCTTGTGAGTACGGTTTCCGACACGGAACAAGACGAGGAACCGAAGCCGGAAATTCCGGTTGTAGGCCGTCGTCGTAGAGGTCGTCCGCCCAAGACACAGCTTACTGAATTGGGATTGGTGGACGAGAATGAGAATGAGGAAGTGCAGTTGAAGCTGACGTAAGCACGCACCATGCCCCGCACATCCGCAGCACTGGTTGCCGGCATCATTGAAGTCGATCCGAGTATCGATCTGACTCCGTTTATTGTTGCCGCAAATGAACTGGTGACTGAGGTGTGCGGGGCCTCTGGATACACGGAGGAGAGGCTTGAACTGATAGAGCGATGGCTGGCAGCTCACTTTTACGCACAGCGGGATGCCCGTGCGCAATCCGAGAAGGCCGGTTCCGTCGGTGCGGATTATCAGAGCAAGGTGGACCTGTATTTGGCCAATACCCATTACGGTCAGCAAGCCATGCTCTTGGACACCAAGGGTGGCTTGGCTAGTTTGAATCGTCAAGCTGCCCTTGGTGCGATGCAGGCCAAAGTGCACTGGCTGGGTAGGGAGCTGCGTGCCACAGAATGAGGACCGATGCCACTTTGGTTTCCACAACCGGAATGGACAAACCAGCCTGCGTATCTTATCGGCGGGGGATCCTCCCTTAAAGGGTTCGATTTTGGCAGGCTTACCGGACGCAACGTCATCGGGTGCAATGAAGCGTTTCGGTTGGGAAAGGACATCGTCAAAATCTGTCTTTTTGGAGATCACGCTTGGTATCAGAGGCGGAAGGCGGAGTTGGCCTTGTTTGGAGGCAAGGTTGTCTCCTGTGTGCCTTCCCTGACATCGGAACGAGAGCCTTGGTTGCTGCAAATGGGCAGGGTGAGGGAGGGACTTCCCTGTGGTAACAATCTGGGGTGGTACCATAGCACGGGAGCGGCTGCAATTACCCTTGCCATTCTTCTCGGTGCGGATCCGATTTACCTGCTTGGGTACGATGTCTGTTTAGGACCAGGTGGTGATTCCCACTGGCATAACCAGTACAATCCGGTTCCAGAAGCTCATCGGCTGGAGGCCTATGAGAGGTTCCTGCAAGGGTTTCGTACTCTTGCCAAGCACATGGAGCACTTGGGTATCTCTGTTCTCAATGTAACCAATGGCATGACCCGGTTGACAGGAGTGTGGCCCTGTATCGGGTTTGACGAGTTCTATGTCCAGCTTGATCAAAAAGATGCGCAAGCAGAGGGCCGTGTACTGGCAGAGGCAGGGAAATGACCTGTTCGGAAGACCAGTCTATGCTGCCCCACAGGAGATCCCTTGTCGGTGGGAGAACGTTTCTCGTCAGTTTATGTCCCCACAAGGGGAGCTTCTCGTTAGCCAGGCCCAAGTGTACGTGGACCGGGAGATGTCCCCTGGAGATGTTCTGATGAGAGGTGAAATGGACTCCTCGACACCGGCCTCCCCGGACGGGGTAGTCGGAGCGTATGAGGTCAAGCAGATGGAGTCGTTGCCCGACTTGAACAACAAGAACACCCTTTACACAGCGTTGCTCTGATGGCCAGCGTAGCCGGTATCCTTGGACTCAACTTTGTCATTCGCAACCTGATCGGGAGTCAACAGCGGTTGGCCGTCGGGTTGCAAAGAGGCCTTAAACGGGCTGGCTTAAAGCTCCAACGGGAGAGCCAAAAACTCGTACCCATAGAGACCGGAGCACTCAAGGCCAGTGCCTACACCAGGGCATTTGGTGCTGGGTTCTCGACCAAGGTAGCTGTAGGCTATACCGCTGCCTATGCCCTCCCGGTCCATGAAGCCGTGGCTATGAAACTCAAAGGACAGCTCCGTGGTGCTCCAGAAGGGCACCCTGGGTACAGAGGCCGATACTGGGACCCGCAAGGCAAGGCCCAGGCCAAGTTCCTGGAACAGCCTGCTCGTAGAATGGCGCGTCAGTTGAGACAGGAGATCCTGTTCGAGATGCGATTTGGCCGTCTGCCGTGATGTACCGATAGACCATGAACCCGCCATCGCAAATCTTGAGACAGTTGCTGGTAGTGGCGGGGGTACTCGATCCGGCAAAGACGTTCCTGGTGCATGTGCCGGACGTCCCCGACGATGCCGTGGGCATATTCGATACCGCCGGTACGAAGGATGGCCGACTGATGTCCAATGGACAGACCATCATCCATCACGGGGTGCAGATCTTACTGCGGGGCAGGAACTACCCGGCGCTTTGGGGCCTGGCGGTTCAGGTGGCTGGTGTATGCGACGCGGTAGCCAGGATGATGGTTGTTGTGGATTCTCGGAACTACTTGGTGCATAATATCTCCAGGACAGGCGACATTTTGAATCTAGGACTGGACTCGCAAGGAGAGCGTCGGCGATACTTGCTGAGTATCAACGCCGTAATGACAGTAACAGAAGAGTAAAGAACTATGGCGACAAAACGATTAGACGATGGCTTCTCGACGATCATCTCGTTGCAGAACGCTCCAGGTATCCACCTGTACGAACGGGACGTTACTCCTCCTGGAATCACCGCTGGCGGTCCAATTGAAACTACCACCATGCGGAATACGACTTGGAGGACAATGAGTCCGCGGGCACTCAAGAGTCTATCTCAGGTGTCGAGTACGGTGGCCTACGCGACGGATGCTTATCCGGTGCTGATTGCCCAGATTGGTGTCAACCAACAGATTACGGTGACGTTCCCCGATGAATCCTACATCCAGTTCTGGGGGTGGGTGGAGGAGTTTACTCCAGCCGCCAATACCGAAGGGGAACAACCTACGGCCAATCTGGTGATTCAGCCCAGCAATCACGACAACAATGGCCTTGAGGTTGCTCCGATCTATAGCGAGACTGCTGCTACCTCGTAACTAGTATGGACACGCTTGAACTGAGTCTTGATCCGGTATCTGTTGCCGTTTCCCTCAGACAAGGAGACCGCAAGGAAGTGGTGCTTGTTTGCGAGATGACCGCTGCAGAGCGCGGAGCTTACCTTGACGAGGTTAGGGAGCGAGTGACACCGGAAGGCAAGGCAATTAAGAGCCTTGCTGGACTTCAGTCGAAACTCCTCTCTCTGTGCCTTCGCAGGGCTTCCGATCGGTCTGCAATCCCAGAACAGGAAATCGAAAAGTGGCCAGCTACCGTGGTGCAGCGATTGTTCGACGAAGCTCAGCGAATCAACGGCTTACTCGCTCAAGACCTGCCAAAAAAAGAGTAACGGGTGAGGCGTATGCTTGGTTCCGGGTAGCGTCTCACCTGGGAATCCCGGTGCGGGAGTTGCGACAGAGGATTACGTT